CTCACTGAAAAGCAGCGAACAGTTTTACAAGAATTAAAAGATATGAAAGATATTCATGTTGTTGAAAAAAATGGGGTCGAAGTCAATGTCCCTGTTAAAACTTCTGCTTTAGTTGTAACCAAGATTGAGGAAACAGAATTCAAAAAAATTGATGATATTTTAAGCCTTGAAGAGGCACTCACACGTGTGACAGATAAACTTTTAAAGGCGTTAAAACAGAAAAATGAAATAGAACGTGATGAGATTGAAAAACAGCTCAAGCTAGAAAAGATGCGAGTGGAAATCACTAAAACAAAAGCTGAAATCAAGGAAATCACGAATGAAAGCAACCCGGACGACCGGACGATCATTATCAACAACGAGGATGAAATGAGGCGGATTTTGAATGAACGCAATCAAAATAACCGACCTGATTAACCCGGTGTTTTATGATTTCTGGTTAAACGATAAGCCGAACAGCATTTTAAAAGGCGGCCGGTCATCCATGAAATCATCAGTCATATCCCTAAAGCTTGTCATCGATTTTTTAAACGATGATCAGGGAAACGTTGTGGTGCTCCGAAAGGTTGGCAAATACTTGTCAACATCCGTTTATGAACAAATCAAATGGGCCGTATACATGCTCAAAGTGGAAAATGAGTTCTATTTTGGTAAATCACCGTTGATCATTCGACATAAACGGACAAACACGGCGTTTTATTTTTACGGTGTTGACGATCCGATGAAAATCAAATCCGCCAAGATTGCAAAGGGATATGTCATGGCACTTTGGTTTGAGGAACTGGCCGAGTTTGCAGGCGTTGAGGATATCGATATTGTTTCCGATACGTTCATCCGGCAGGACCTGGGCGACAAAGAGGTTAAAATCTATTACTCATACAATCCGCCCCGAAACCCGTATGAGTGGGTGAATGAATGGGTTGACAGCAAAGCCGGGGATCAGGATTATTTCATCCACCATTCAACCTATATGGATGACGAGAAAGGTTTCCTGTCGCATCAGATGATCCGGAAAATCGAACAGTACAAGGAAAATGACCTTGATTACTGGCGCTGGATGTATGCCGGTGAGATTATCGGCCTCGGCGATATGGTTTACAATATGAACCATTTCCATTGGATTGATGAGCTGCCGCAAGATGATGACCTGTTGCTGATCGATATCGCGATTGATTCCGGGTACCAGACATCTGCGACAACGTTTTGTGCATTCGGACTTACGAAACGGTTAAATGTCATTTTGCTTGACACTTATTACTATTCTCCTCAAAATCGAGTCGTTAAAAAAGCGCCGAGTGAATTCTCAACCGACTTGAAAGAATTTGAAGTTAAGTTAGCGGAGTTTAGGAGAAACATCGACATGAGGACGATAGACAGTGCAGAGGGTGCTTTGAGAAACCAATACATGAAAGATTTTGGTGTGCGGCTGCATCCAATCGCAAAAAAGAAAAAGGTGAACATGATCGAGAACGTTCAAGACCTGCTTGCGCAAGGTCGTTTTTTTATGCTCCGAAACAATAACAATCAGATTTTTTATGAAGAGCACAAGAAGTACCAATGGGACGCTGACACGTTGCAGAGTGATGATCCTAAAGTAATCAAGGTTGATGATCACACTTGTGATGCCTTCCAATACTACGTCAATGACAATTTGCAGAAACTGCGATTGAAATATTAAGGCGGTGATGCCATGTTTCAAAACATTCTAGCACGCCTGAAAGGAATGTTTGCAAAAATGGGCCTGATCAAAGAAATAAACAATGTAAGCCAACTGGCTGCCGTCCAGGAATCAGAGCGGCAATACAATCGAATAGAGATTTGGAAATCCCTCTATCACGGCCATTTGGCGCAATACTATGGTGTTCCGTTTCATGAGACCCATTGGACAAGTGTGGACGGTGTTAGGCATAAACGGCGCCGGGCAACGATGGGTATGTCGAAGGTTGTCAGTCAGGAAATGGCAAAACTGGTTTTTAATGAGAAATGCGTGGTTAACATTTCGTGCGAAGGCAATGAGGCAGTTGAGGAAATGCTGCAGGATATCTTGAAACGCAGCCATTTCCACAAGCTGTTTCAGGACAAGCTCGAGACCATGTTCGCGATGGGTGGACTCGTAATCAAACCTTATTACAAGGACGGTAGCATTCATTTTTCTTTCGTGACGGCTGACTGTTTCCTGCCTGTACAGAGTACAAATGACCACATCGAGGCGGGCGTATTTCTAAACGTAACTCGCAAAGGTAAAAAATTTTACACGCTGCTGGAATGGCATACGTGGGATGACGACGGAACGTATGTGATCACGAATGAACTGTACGAAAGCGACACAGAAGGAGCGCTCGGCTATAAGGTGCCATTGACAATCCTCTACCCGGATATTGAGCCGGAAACACGAATTGACGGGCTTACGCATCCGTTATTCGTGTATATAAAGCCAAACCTGGCCAATAATTTTGATTTGGATTCTCCACTTGGCATTTCGATTTACGCTAACGCGATCGATACACTCAAAAGTCTCGATGTGGCGTTTGACAGTTTCCAGCGTGAATTTATCCTGGGAAAAAAGCGCATAATGGTTCCGCAGCAGGCCTTGCGTACCGTTGTGGACCCGGCGACAGGGCAAATGGTACGGTATTTCGACGTTGAAGACGAGGTGTTTAAAGCTTACGCCGACACAGACAATGAGGACAAAATTCAGGACATTTCCGTTGAATTGCGTGTACAAGAACACATTGACGCCATTAACGCACTGCTAAACATTCTAGCTTCACAGATCGGCTTTTCGGCCGGCACGTTTGCTTTTACAGGCGGCGCAAGCGTTCAAACCGCAACGCAAGTCATCAGCGAGAACAGCCAAACATTTCGAACAAAGAACTCTCATGAAACCGTTATTGAGGCTGGTCTGAAAGAACTAATTCATGTCATGGCCGAAATGTTGGTACTTTACGGCGAGTTAGACAGCATACCAGAAATCGATGTGACGGTTGACTTTGACGACTCCATTGCTGAGGACCGCATCCAGAACGCGAATTTCTACATGACACTAGTCGCAGCCGAACTCATGCCAAAAGTTGAAGCCATTCAACGCATATTTGATTTAACAGAGGAGCAGGCACAAGAGTGGCTGGACAGAATCAAACAGGAAAATAGTCAGCCGGTGCCACAGATGATGGATAGCTTTTTGAGCACGGCTGAAACAAGTATCCGAAACGTAAACAGGACGGGGAGATAATCTATGCTAACCCCAAACCAACTGGAACAGCTGGCAAAGCCCCTGATTGACATTTACGGTCAACTAGAATCAGACATCATCAAAGCCATCGTGAAGCGTCTGGAGACAAAACAGGACGTGAAAAAAGACAATGTACTGCAATGGCAGTTCGAGAAGCTACGGCAGCTTGGTGACTTGAATAAAGATGTAATCAAACTTATTGCCATGATGTCCGGGAGAACGGAAAAGGAACTGGAAACACTCGTGAAAGAGAGCATGAAACAAAGCGTGCAGCCGATGGATGATTGGTTGAGCGGACTGGCGGCAGACGGGAAGGTTGACCAGGCACCGCCGCTTGACCAGGACACTCGCATTTTCAATACGCTACTGACGTTTCAAAATCAAGCGAAACAAACGCTGAACTTAACAAATTCTACTATCCTAGCGAACAGCCATCAAGTTTATCGGGATATCATCTCACAGGCGACGGCAAGTGTTATGACTGGAATGAAAACACACCAACAGGCGGTGGCAGATACGGCGGCTAAATGGGCAGAGAAAGGCATTCCGGCACTTGTCGATAAAAAGGGGAGACAATGGTCAATTGAGGGCTATATCCCAATGGTGATTAAGTCTGTGGCAAATAACGTGGCAAATCAAACGCAATTCGATCGTATGGATAGTTACGGTGTGGACTTAATCGAAATCAGTAGCCATATCGGTGCTCGCCCGGGATGTGCTCCCTATCAGGGCCGTATATTCGACCGTAACGGGAAAAGCAAGAAGTATCCATCA